AACTACTTTTGGTTATCTTGTTCCCCTTTTAACAGTTATAAATTGTACTGTAAAAATTTTTAAAATTTTTTCAAAAAAACACTTGACATTGTACCGATAATGTGGTATTATATATATAACAAAAAAAAAGGGGGGCGCCCGAACAAACGCAAACCCTAAAAGGGTGTAGGTGAAAATATGAGATTAAAGTTAAGAGTGCGAGTAGACGGCATATTTGGCACGGTCGATGTCGACGAATACGACATCGATAGAAATTACATTGTTGATGTGTTAGAGACATATCAAGGGGTGCTTATGGTTGAAGAAGCACCTATGATGCGAGTTGAAACACCCTTATATAACGGAAGGGTGTACTTGTCACTCACTGTTAATTATATTGACGGTGGTAGACTACACGAGGTGAAGGAGTGGATATTGGGTTTTGTTGAAGACCCCATAGAAGACCTATAATGTTTCACGGGAAACATTGCAGGGCGGGGGTCATAGGTTATAATATATAGCCTATGACCCCGATAGGGTATAGCCTATACCCTTGATAGGTCATAGCCTATGACCTTGATAGGTCGTGGTCGTGGTCGTGTCCGTGGTCGTGTCCGTGGTCGTGTCCGTGGTCGTGTCCCGTGGTCGTGTCCCGTGGTCGTGTCCGTGGGTCGTGGTCGTGGTATCATTTATAAAACAAAAAACAAAAACAAAAACAAAAAACAAAAAACAAAAAGGGGTGTACAAAATGAAAACAAAAGAGATGAGATTTTGTCATTTAACAATATATGAAGAAGAAAAAGAATATATTGTTTACAGTTATGCAAGTTTAATTTATATAATTGATAAGCCAAACAAAATAATACAATATGACCCGTATTATTTAAATTATTCTGCAACAACTTCAAGGCATTTTACAAAAGCCTTGAAAAAAGCAATAAATCTTGAATTGACAATACACGATTTAAGAGAATTTTATCAAGACTATAAAGAAGATGGCTGTATAACTGAATACAATGGTTACAAATTTCAACCAATTTTCAACCAATTTAGAGTAAACAATTAAAGTAAACAAAGTCAAGGCGGAACAAAACCGCCTTGACAATTCAACAAACGAAAGGAGCTACAAAATGTTAGCATATATCAAAATCGAAATAGACAACAAAATAGACGAATTAAATCTTCAAGAGTATGAAAAAGAGCAGTACAAAAAAGAGGTGGTGCAAGAATACCTTGACGAATACGGGTTAAGTGAATACGAAGAAAAACTTGACGAAATGCTACAAAGTCAAGCAGAGTGTTATCAAAGACAACTCAATGAAATTGACGAAATAGCCATTGAACTTAAAAACAAATTTATGAAAATGGTAGGCGGTAGAATAAACAAAGTAGAATTAGTGCACTTAATTGAAACAGCTCTAAACGATATTCACGAAATAGCAAGCGATTATTAAACAAATACAAGCAGGGCGGTACAAAACCGCCTTGCAATAAGAGAGGAAGATACAAAATGATAAAAATAACAATTAGTGACCTTATAGGTGAACCACATATTATCACTTATGAAATAGAAAAAGACAACATATTTGTAATTGACAATGTATGTGACAAATTAATTGGCAGAAAAATAAGAAGTAAATATCTAAACAGCATTGAATATTTTATTAATCATTTGATTAATCTCAGAGAAACGGGCTATGCTGTGGAAATAACAAGGGGTGAATAAAAATGAAATACGAAATACAAGAGTTAAAATGGAACAAGAGCTTTGAATACCACAAAGTAATTGAGGTAGTAAATGAATTCGTAATGGCAGAGGAATATATCGACACCCATTGGGAAAAAAGTCATTGGGATATTAACGATAAAATCGACTATGAAATAAGCGTATATTGTGTTGACACAATGCAAACAATCAGCTCTTGTTGGGTTTCAGAACGATACAAATATTATAACGAGCAAAACGAGGTAAAAGACGAGGCAACAGACACCCTCTACAACCTCAAAGCTGAAAACCTAAACCTCAAAGCTGAAAATTTGCGATTAAAAGGCAAGCTTTACGAGTTCATTGAAATACACGCTAAAACAATCCCTACGGAGTACAAAGAAGAGTACCTCGCACTGATGAAAAAGCTAATTGACAAAAAGAGCTAAATATGCTATAATACAAACTGAACAACAAATGAGGCGGTTGTTTTAACCGCCTTTTTTCTACAAAGGAGTTGAGTACAAAATGTATTGGAGAGAAAATACAAAGTTTCAGTGTATGATAACTGACTATGTTAGGCAAACCCCTGATATATGGGACGACCTCATTCAAGCGATGATGTTATCACTTACAAATGAAAGACGAGGTTTAAGCTATGGCGACCTCAAAAGTATGATTGAGGGAAAGGTGCTAAAGAATTTTGAAACCATAATCGGCACTGACCCCGACACCCGAACGGTTGAACAAATAATCATATACGCACAGTTAAAAGGTGTAGATTATTTAGCTATAACGCAATACTACTACACTACAATCTATATGACAGCCGAGAATATGCGAATAACACAAGCTGACGCACATAATGAAGCTGACGAGTTCCAAGAGGATTATTTAACAACCGAGAAAAGATTTTTTGAGGACAAATATTTAGATATTTTTCACGAATTTTCGCAAGAAAATAGTTGACAAAATGAACTAAGTGTGCTATAATTAATAATGTAAAGGGAAACCACCTACACCCTTTATAATATACAAGTAACATTTTATAAGAAAGGAGATTTAAGGTTATGCGACCCACAAATCTAAACAGAACGGTTACATTCTATAAGTACAATGTAACTGTAATGAACAAGGACACCGAGGAGATTTACAAGAAAGAGGTTGAAGTCACTCGCCCTACGGACAAGGAAGTTAAAAGTAAGCTTGCCGAGAATGAGCAGTTGCTCTACATTCACGGCAAGGAAAAAACTACAAAGTTATACTCAATGCCTATTGATAGGTTCATTGAGCTTGCTGATGTAGTTGAACAGGCTGAAACAGTCGAAGAATAAGAAAGGAGAAAACAAGATGAGTTACAAAGCAGAGATAATCGACAGCAACAAGGTACTGACAACAAGAGAAAAAATAAAGTTCACCGAAATTGGAGATACACAGTCAATTGATAGTGTATGTCCAAGTGGTGGAAGCATTGATATTGATGTTGACACTTTTGTTATATTACAGGTGCATAACGACAAAGCACAAAACCCTGACTATAAAGTGTGCATAGTATCAGACAAAGACGGCAACAAGTATAAGACGGGCAGTGAAACTTTTATGGAAACACTTACCAAATTATACGAAGAACTTAAAGAAGCTGACGAACTCGACGAGGGTTTTGTCATTAAGGCTTATAAAAAGCCGAGCAAGAATTTCAGTGGCGAGTTCATCACTTGTACTCTTGCTTAACAATAACTGACCATTTCAAATTTATTACAAAATACTACTAAATATAAGTGTTAAGGGAAGTGTCAATAGCACTTCCCTTTTTTCAAGAGAGGTGGAACACTTATGACAAAAACTGTTAGGAGCAAGTTCAAAAAACCTGCTAAAATAAAGAAACCTAAACTAACTGAAAAAGCAAAGCGGTATTTATATACAAACCCCACAACAAAGAACCAAAGAAAATGGAACAAAGAAATTGAGCGTATATCTCGCTTTGAAAAAAGACACAAAGGTATAGAAGTTAAATACCCTGAAAAACCCACAAGAATATCTCAAAAAGATTTAAGGTCAATACAAAAATACATAGGTAAAGCAATTCTTGAACAGTCTACTGTAAAGCTTTCGCCTGAAAGAATAGCAGAGTACGGTACTTACGAAGTTTCTGCTTTAGAGTTCCTTAAACTTGAAACACAAAGCGATAAGCTTAAAGAAAATGAAACAGCTTTCAATAAGGCATTAAGAAAAAATCTATCAGAGTATGAACTTGAAAAAGAACACCTTGCAAATTATTTTGATGTTGAGCAAGATACAGTTTCAGATAACTTTGAAGATTATCTCAGAGAGTACCACGAGGATATGGGTTATCCTGAACCAACAGAGATGTCGGAATTTGAAGCTGAAAGCCCTGATAGAATTTACGATTGGTTTAAGGGTGATAAAGAACATATTGATGAACCCGAAGATGAAGAAGAGGATTATCCACCATTTGAGCTTGACGGTATTATAATGGCAACCTTAGAGAGCGTAGAAAAATTCGACAGAAATTTTCAAATAATAGTCTATGACATTTTAGAGAAAACAGCGAACGAAATAACAAGTTTAGAAGTTGCAAAATCCCTAATAGATATGAATAATCAAGGTTACACAATCGAAACCGCTATAATGTCAAGTGACGAAGAGGATGCTTTGCAAATGTGGTTTACACACTTCATTCACAATATGCCAATAGCAGATGAGGACAAAGAAAGACTATTAGAATGGTATAATGATGAAATGCACGAAAGAGCAATTGAAGCCTACTCTTTACGAAGAGCAAGGAACGCAACGGGTCGTAAAATGAGGGACTATTGGCAGGGTCGTTATGACGAATATGATTAAAGAAAAGAGGTAACAGGCAATGGCAACACGAAAATATATAGCAGACTTTGAAACAACAGTATACGAGGGACAGACAGATACCGAGGTATGGGCTTCCGCTCTCACTGAGATAGGCAACACCGACCCTGACAAGGTAAAGGTGTGGAACACAATTGACGGCTTGTTTGACTACTTATTTAAGTTAAAAAGTAACAGTGTAGTGTACTTTCACAATTTAGCTTTCGACGGTAGTTTTATTTTAAATTGGTTGCTCCGTCAAGATAGGTTCAAACAAGCCTTTGATTTTATTGATGATAAAACTGTTGTACCTATTGACCGCAAATATATGGAGAATAACACCTATCGTTATACTATATCAGATATGGGGCAATGGTACAACATTTTTATCCGAGTAAATGACCACACCATAGATATTAAAGACAGCCTAAAGCTTTTGCCTTTTAGTGTTGCTTCAATTGGCAAGTCATTTAATACACTACACAAAAAGTTGTCTATGGAATACATAGGTTATCGTATGGCAGGTGGTTATATAGATGACAATGAAATGGAGTATATTAAAAATGATGTACTTGTAGTAGGTGAAGCTCTTGATACAATGTTTTCAGAGGGGCATAAAAAATCCACGATTGGTTCTTGCTGTTTAACCGACTATCGTTCAATGATAACAAAATATGCTTTCGATGAGTTCTTTCCAAACCTCAAAGAGATTGACATACCGAGCGAACTAAAGACACCCTATATACAATGTGCTGACGATTTTATTCGTAAAAGCTATAAGGGCGGTTGGTGTTATGTGGTAAAGGGGAAAGAAAATATAGAGTACAACAACGGAGTAACAGCCGATGTAAACAGTTTATATCCGAGTGTTATGCACTCCATTTCGGGCAATAAATATCCGATAGGAACACCGACATTTTGGCACGGTAACTACATTCCCGTTGCAAACACTATTGATAACATACCGATTGACCAAGACCCCGACACATATTTTTTCATTAAAATAAGAACAGAGTTCAAGATAAAAGAGGGTTACTTGCCTTGCATACAGATAAAAGATAATCTGCTATACAGAGGTAATGAGTGGTTAGAAACAAGTGATATAAAAATAAACGGAGAATACCACAACAAGTATATAGACCTTGACGGTAATTTAAAATCAACTCAGGTTGAGTTGACATTGACTTGTACCGATTGGAAGCTGATAAATGAACACTACGACTTATACAATACTGAAATCATAGGTGGTTGCTATTACTATGCAGAAGCAGGAATATTTGACTGTTACATTGACAAGTGGAGAAAAGTCAAGGAAACCTCAACAGGGGCGATGAGAACTCTTGCAAAGTTATTCTTGAATAACTTATACGGGAAACTTGCAAGTAATGATAACAGCAACTTTAAGGTAGCACATTTAGAGGACGGTGTATTGAAATTTGTTCCGTATGAAGCACACGAGAAGCAAGTAATATCCATAGCGTGTGGCAGTGCAATAACAAGCTATGCAAGGGACTTTACAATTAGGACGGCTCAAAAGAACTATTACGGCAACGATAAGAGAGGGTTCATATACGCTGATACAGATAGTATTCATTGTGACTTAAAACCCGATGAACTCATTGGAGTGGATGTACATCCTACAAAGTTTCTACATTGGAAGTTAGAGGGTAGTTGGGATAGAGCGATATTTGTACGACAGAAAGCATATATTGAACATATTATAGCAGAGAACCTTGAACCGATAGAAGAACCCTACAACAAGATAACTTGTGCAGGTATGGGAAAGAGATGTAAACAACTACTTGACCTTTCAATGCGAGGGATTAAAGAAGTTGAGGGTATGACCGAGGAAGAAGAAGAGTTCCTTAAAACCAAGCGAGATTTTTGTGACTTCAAAGTTGGGTTGAAAATACCCTCAAAGCTTGTAGCAAAGAACATTAAGGGCGGTGTGTTATTAGTACCTACGACCTACGAAATGCACTAATTTAAAAAGCGTACCTCACTGAGATACGCTTTTATTAATATATCAACTACTCAGTCATTCAATAAGCGGTGTGCAATACCGAAGTACCGTATAGCACCTTTTACAGTGTGCAGTCTATACGAGTATCAAATTAAATCAACTGAGGTGATAATCAGTATTTAAGTGCATTAAGAACAGCACGCTTACATTGCAGGTTCTTGAACCTAAAGAAACCGTTGTTAAAATACTTTCTTAATGCAAGTAGCACAATATCTGTATTGCTACGGAGATTATATGAGGGTATCATATCACTTGCTTCAACAGCAATTTTTGTACGGCAAGTCGTATCTATGCTTTGGTCACAATACAGGCACTTTTCATTAGGGTATTCCCTGATAGAATACTCTTGTCCCTCAAACCTTAATGTGCATATATAGGTTGATGTTCCTGACAGCTTTTCGATGAAAGCCGTATCATTATATAAATAGGTAGAGGTTGAACTGTATTCGGCATAGCTATTGCCCTCAAATGCTTGCATAAATAAGCTTGACTTTTGAGCTTTCATAGCACTCTCATTAAATCCTTGTTCAAGTACCCACCCGTTACCCTTTAAGAATTTAGTATTAGGTTCAAGTCTTTCGGACACACCGAGTTCACAAAAATAAGGGTTAAGAACCGATACATTATTACTTAGCATATAAACAGGAACATACCTTGACTGAGAGCCTTGACCTCTGCTTATAGAGGTATGCACCGATATAAATTTCTTAATCTCATCGGGTAGGTATTGATTATTCTCAGATTGAAACTCATCGAATAAAATCCTTGTAGTATCGGAGAAAAGGTGAGAATATTTCTTGACCATATCCGCAGAGTTCAAGCTGATAGCATATCCACAACTTTGGTCATTTAATAGTAGCTCTTTATATATTTGATTGTGATTGACAGGTCGCAGTTCATCATTCGGGAAGAACAGACCTTTAATGTCTTTAAAAAATTTGTCGCAACAATCCTCAATTTCGTATTTGTAGCGATATAAAAGTATAAACTTTTCGCCCTTCTCTTTGAACCGTTTTATAAAGTATCGGTTGAACCAAGTTGTTTTGCCTGCTGAACGGTTTGAAGTGCATAAATATATTTCGGGAGTGTTGCCTTTTAAGTCTTTCATTGATAACAGTTTTGTTCCGTCATAAAAATTGTTCATTGTGTCTGACCTCTCTTTCACTACATATTATATCACATTTTCATTGACATTGCAACCTTTTTATGCTATAATAAAAGAAAAAGCAAGGCGGTGATAAAATGGATATTAGTACATTAATATCAAATGTCGGCTTTCCCATAGCTTGTTGTATCTATATGATGTACACACATAAGATAGAAATGGACACTATGGCAAAGGCAATTGAGAACAACACCGAAGCAATAAAGGAATTAAGGTTAGAAATAAGAGAGGGTAAACACAATGGCAACGAAAGTAATTGATATATCCTATCACAATGGTGATATTAATTTTAACCAATTAAAGCAAGCAGGAGTACAGCTTATCATACGGTGTGGATATGGTAACAACAGTTACAGTCAAGATGATAAGAAGTTCAATGAATATATCACAAAGGCAATGAACTTAAATATCCCGACAGCTTTATACATTTACTCCTATGCTACAACAACGAAAGAAGCAATCAGCGAAGCAGACCATATTTGCAGACTTGCCCACAATTACCGAGGAAAAATTTCAAACACATTATGGTTTGATGTTGAGGAAAACGGCTCAGCCAAAGAGAACGCTTTAGTAAACTTTGAAACATTCAGAAAAGCTGTTAATGCTATGGGTTGGAAAGCAGGGTTATATACAAGTGAATATTACTTTAACACCTCAAAGCTTACACTTATAGACAGTGCTGTTCCCTTGTGGATAGCAAAGTACGGCACAAATGACGGTTATGCACACAAAAAACCCACACTTAAAGGTGAAAAAGAAGTAGCAATGTGGCAATACACTTCAAAGGGTAAAGTGCAAGGAATAAAGGGAGATTGTGATATTTCAATGTGTTTCAAACCCTACGACTTATTTAATACAGAGGTGATTGAAATGGATATAGATACAGCCTTAAAGATACTCGTTAATAAGGGTGTAATATCAACACCCGACTATTGGTACAACGCAATTAAATGCGTTAAGTACTTAGAGGACTTACTTATTAATATGGCAAAGACTTATTCCGAATAGAGGTGATAATATGTCAAGGTCATTTACTAACCAAGTTCGGTCAAGAATTATCGGAACATTAAAAGAGGGTATTCCCAAAAGACCGCAGTTGCAGAAATTAAGACAAGAAGTAACACCAATACAGAAAAGAATAAAGGTAAGAAAGCAGAGGGAAAAATATGCTGAAAAATAAAGATGAGTTTTTACAAGCTTTAAACACTTTAACAGAGGGTAACACCTCAGACGAGGTTTTAGATATTTTACAATTTGCAAGTGACATTGACACAGATAACAGTGACAGGATAACAGACCTTGAAAACCAACTTTCAGCCTTGCAAACCGAGCGTGACAATTTGGACAATGCGTGGAGAGAGAAGTACCGTTCAGCTTTCTTTGCACCACCTGACCAAAGATATAAAAATCCGCCCGAAAGCAAACCGCAAGGCGACAATGTAATTTCAATTAAAGACTTATTTAAACCAAAGGAGTGATAAATATGCCTACAATACCTCAGAAAGTTGTACTTACTAATAGTAGCTACGATGTACTTAACGCTATTAGAAACAGTGCAAGTCAAAATTATAAAGATTATGTGCCTATCGCAACAGAGGGCGGAGAAAGTATCAAGGAAATTGGTGCTGTAATAATGGATTATCCTAACTTACAAAATGAGTTCCTTAACACTCTTGTAAACAGGATTGCATTAGTACTTATCAACAGCTTGAACTTTGATAACCCTTACGCAATATTTAAGAGAGGTTTTCTTGAATTTGGTGAAACGGTTGAAGAACTGTATGTAGATATTGCTACACCGCAGGAATATGACCCCGAAGTTGCTGAAACCGAACTGTATCAAAGAGTAATACCTAAAGTTAGAAGCTCTTTCCACCCTATGAACTATCAGAAGTTCTACAAGATAACTGTACAGCAGAGAGATTTAAAGCTCGCTTTTGTGTCTGAGCAGGGTGTACAGGATTTAGTATCAAAGATAGTAAACTCGCTCTACACTGCTATGGAGTATGACGAGTTCCTTACAACAAGATACTTGCTCGCAAGAAGATTACTTGATAACAAGTTCTATTACATTGAAAGTCAGGGTGCTATTACGCAGGACAACGCAAGGCTCACACTCACCGAACTTAGAGCAGTATCAAACCTTATGCGTTTTCCCTCTAAAGAATACAATGTAGCAGGTGTACTCACAGCTTCACCCGTTGACAGACAGTATATCATAGTTGATAGTACATTTGACGCAAATGTAGATGTTAATGCCCTTGCATACGCTTTCCATATGGAAAAGGCGGATTATATTGCAAGAAGAATACTTGTACCTCACTTCGCTTTCAGTCCATCCGAACTTGAAAGACTTGATGTTCTCTTTGCGGCGCAGGAACTTAACGGTTCTTATAAAAAGATAACCCCTGAGCAGAATGAAGCACTTATGGGTGTACACGCACTCTTGCTTGATAGGGATTACTTTATGATATTCGATGAGCTTCAGGAGATGAGGGATAGAGCAAACGAACAGGGTTTGTATTGGAATTACTTCCTGCACACTTGGAAAACATTCTCAGTATCACCGTTCGCAAACGCTGTTGCACTTGTAGACACCACAGTTTACAACGCTAAAGGCGCTGTTGAACCTCCTACCTATGTTCTCACAGACAAGGACGGTAACACAGCAACAGAGCTTGAACTTAACACTACCTATTATATAGCGAACGCTACCGAGGGAACAGGATTACCCACAGCACTTACAATACGCAATGTCGAAGTTACGGCAGGCGAAGCTGTTATAGGTATGAACAATCAGGCAGTAACACCCACAGATGTTGGAACGCTAACTCTTACCATTACTTGGGATAATGGTACAGATGAGGGTACAACAACTACACTTACTGCCACTGTTACCGACCCTACACCTTAATAGGGTTTAAATATTTTTCCTTTCTGCCACACCGTCAACTCTTTATAGGGTTGGCGGTGAACAAGAAAAGAGGTTATAACAATGTATGAATTTCCAATTCTCGGACAAATAAACATTTACCGATTTGTACCGCTTGACAACACCTATACCAATACACTACACTTTGAAAATCGTGAAGCACAATTAGCCTACTTTGGTTGCAGAGACCTTGATACTCCTACCGCACCAACAGCAGACACTATAATGAAGCTACAATATACTCAGCAGACCTACACTCGGAATGAGCGACAGTATATACGAATTGAGAGTAATGCTAACATACTGTATGATTGTAATTATTTAGCTTATCAGAATAGAAACTTTGGTGAGCAATGGTTCTTTGCGTTCGTAACAAATGTTGAGTACATAAACGACTATGTTACAGAAATAGAGTTTGAACTTGATGTAATGCAGACTTTTATGTGGAATTATGAGTTGCGTGAATGTTATGTTGTCCGAGAGCATTGTTTAGCCAAAGATGATGTCAGGGGTAAAAACACACAATCCGAAAACAATTTACCTGAAGTGCCTATGCACTACTCGCATATTTCAAGAACTAAACTTTTTAATAGTTGGAAATATGTGCTATACACAACTTATCGTATGGACGACACAGGTACACCACAACAGCCCCAAATTCCTTGGACACGAACACTCAATAATGTGTTAATGTGTGGTGACATATACATAGCTAATAATGCTGGTCAGATGTACACTGCTTTACAGAATATTCAAATTAAAGGTGCATTAGACGGTATTATGGGTTGTATAATGTTTCCGTCAGAGTTCTTACCCGAAGATAAGGAAGATGTTGGTACTATCCATAAAAGCTTTATGGCTTCCAAGCCCATAGATATTAGTGGATACACACCTAAGAATAAAAAACTGTTTAATTATCCTTTTACAAGTTTAGTCGTTGACAGTGGGGTTGAAGAGAAATGTTATAAGTACGAATATTTTGAAGACCCTACAACGATTGAATTTGATGTTTACCCTTATATCAATGGCTCACCTATGATAAAGGCAATACCAAAAGGGTATGGTACTAATCTATTAGATGTAGATATTACTACCCCTCGCATTTCTGATATATCTCAGTCTTGTGTGATGACAGGTTTCCCTGTATTAGGTACACCAACAGCTTCTTTTGATAATTGGTTTTGGCAAAACATTCCATCGTTAGCGACAACGGCTGTCGGTACGGCTTTAATTGCTTCGTTCGTAGCTCCACCCACTGCCATTGTTACCTCAGCAGGGTTACTTGCAGGAGTTCATTTAGGCAGTAAAGTTGTGTCAGCTGTAAACACCCCTGCTTCGTCACGATTAAATAACACGGTATTAGCAGACATTAGCCCACGAAAAATTGACTTTTATTTTAAAGTGGCACAGCCCACCTCAGAGGGTGCTAAAATACTTGACAAATATTTTTCAATGTTTGGTTATTCAGTAAACACTATTAAAGTACCTAACATTGTAAACTACAACGCTTGCCGACCTAATTGGAATTACATACAAGCAACAAACTGTAATTTCCATTGGGATAACAGACCAAAGGGTACTTCCGTTCCACAAAAATATATGAGAAAAATTATCAGTGTTTTTGAACACGGTGTAACCTTTTGGAAAAACCCTAACAATGTAGGTAATTATCTTGATGATAGCGGAAATCTTAATTCTAACGGTGAACTATAAAAGGTGGTGATTAAATGAGTATGAGAAACTTGCAAGGTGACCTCGCTATGGCAGAAAATAAAATATCTGCTTGGGATTATTTTATTCGCTTATGCGAGATGAGTTTAGCTTGCTTTAAATGGAACGGACTACCCGACACTTGCGATAAACGACAGATTGAACTGTCGCTGTTATCTGTCGGCAGGGTACTTTTCTTTAAAGATGAAGAACTCGGCTACCTTACTTTACCTTTTAATTATGGGGGGAATTTTAACTGTTATGGACTTCCTGTTGAGCGTATTGCTTATAGTAATTATAACTCTTATGTTGCCAGACGAACCATAAACGATAGTGTTATAATTTACAATAACAAGTTACGAAATAATATGACACTGAATATCACAACTTATGCACGCAGGTTATTTGATATTGACCGCACAATAGATGTAAATGTTCACGCACAGAAAACACCTATATTGCTGTTAGGCGACCAGCACCAAATGTTAGGTTTGAGAAACCTCTATAAGAAGTATGACCGTAACGAACCTGTAATATATGGTGATAAACAGATAAACACAACTGAAATAAAATCACTGAATACCACAGCTCCGTATGTTTCCGATAAGTTATTCCAACTTAAAGTAAATATATGGAATGAAGCTTTGACCTACCTTGGTATAGCAAATATCTCAACCAATAAAAAGGAGAGAATGATAACTGACGAGGTACAAAGAAGTATGGGCGGTGTGATGATAAACAGAAACATTCGTTTAAAGGAACGACAAGACGCTTGCGAGAAAATCAATAAGATGTTCGGACTTAATGTGTCCTGTGAGTTTGATGAGCCTAATTATTCTGACAGTACCATTGACGATGATATAAATACAAGCGATAAGGACGGTGAGGGTGATGAGTAATTACACCACAGAGTTACGATTTATTTGTGAAACGCTTGCCAATAAACCTCAAAGTGAGGGTTACAATAGCGTAACAGATATTATCCTACAAGCACATAAAAAGATATTCAACTTCCCTTATCCCATTTTCGATGAAAACTATCGTACACCTTTGGAAACCAAAATAATAAGGCATTTCTACACAAGAGAGATTTGTGAAGAAACCGTTGGTTTATGGCAACTCAGACTTGAAGCAAGAATGAATGAAATTATGCCCTATTATAATAAGCTGTATGAGAGTGAGCTGTTGAAGTTCAATCCGTTCTATGACATTGATTATAATTTCAATCATAAAGGCAGAGCGAACGAGAGCAAGAAACAGGTAAACAGTCAAGATACCTCACAAAATACAGACTTTGACGAGGGTGTAGACAAGACAAGTCACAGCGTTACCAATGATACCATACACGATGTTAGACACATTGCGCAGAATGTTATTGATAACACTGTCGGTAATGAAGTCACAGATTTTACAAGCCACACAGACGACACAGCCGATGTTCACGAAACAATGTCAAGAACCGACGACAAAGACACACTTATAGCAGACAGAACAGACAGGACACTTGCAAGAACACTCAATGTAGCAGATACCGAGAACACGAAAACAAGAGAGAACGAGGAAAGCACGACAGTTGCACATAAGCTTGGTGATAACACCACAAGACTTAAAGATGACGGTGAAGATGTTGATACCACTGTATTGGACGGAACAAAGGTACGAACACCTAACCTCACCACTGATAAGAAAACTGATGATGTTACACGAGATACAGGCACAGGTGCAGATAACCGCAATATCCAAAGAAGCGAGAATACTCAGACCGATAACACAACTTCGGGAACTGAAAACTACGGCGGAGTTAAGAACTATTCGGAAAACTCTCTCGACTTATTCTCAGACACACCGCAAGGAAATCTCGAATATCCTAATCAAGGCACAACAGAAGCGGGCGGTAGTATTGCCCTATCACCCGATGTGGACTTTCCGAGAGCAGACGGCTTGCCTTATGACCCCGACAGAGATTATGACAGAGTACTCAGAGCAAGATTGAATAGTCGCTACCTCACAAACGGTAGAGATATATCACTTGTTCATAATGAAAATGAGGGTCACGAAACTGTTACTAATACCGAAGCTCACACCACTGTTGACTTTGATGAAACCACGGATGATGATGTTACCCATACAAGAAATTATCAGACCGACTTGGACGGTCATACGGTTACAAAGGAAACAGGTAACGAAAACACCAAAACCGATGATACCACTACCACTACTAAAGAGATAGACGAAACACATACCACTCACTATGATATTGATGAAACAACTACTACCAACTTTACCGATGAAAAGACAGGTAACAAGGATTTCACAAAGAGTGAAATAGATACTACTAACGAAACCGAGGGTACGACTTACAATCGAACAATGTCGGAAAAAGAAAAGGAGAATAAAGTATCTGATACTCATTCCGATAAAGATGTTGACGAAACAAGTCACAACAATGTTGATAGCACCGAGGACTACAAGAGTAGTACAGACAGGAACGATGTATATGACCGTGGAAGAGTTGTTGACAACACCACGGTTGCCAATCAGAAAACACTCAGCAATAAGAAGTTCCTTGAAGCTCTCACTGGCGAAATGAACTATAACATTCGTGATATGGATGAATACCTCAATCACGCTGTTGGTAAAATCTCTGATACCACATACAGTAAAATGCTTATGGAATTTAGAGAAACTTTCCTCAATATTGATACTATGATTTTAAATGAACTTAAAGACTTATTCTTTATGTTATACTAAAGGAGTGATTATTATGGATAGAAAACATAGACCGCCTTTTCCGCCTAAACCGCCGAAACCTCACTTCCCACCTGACGGATATTACGATATGTACGAACCGCCTTTAGGTCACAGACCACCTATGAAACCTCACAATCATTGTGCGAGGTTTACACCTCATATGCTGAACTACCATATACCTCACGCTTTTAAGTTTTGGTGTAACAAGGTCGTTCCTCTTGTGTATGATGATAGCTTATCTTATATGGAGCTTCTTAATAAGGTCGTACTGTATCTTAACAATATGCTCGAAGATGAAAAGCTTGTCGCTGTAAATATGGAAGAAATATGCCGTGCTTTCCACGACCTTGAAATGTTCGTGAACGACTATTTCTCATATTATCAGAGCAAGGGCTTAGTAAATAACGATATAGCTGTTACCAACGACAACTACCTTGAAATACTCCCCGATTGTGATACGGCTCAAATGAATACCATTTACCGTTTGAAGTTCGTTGAGGGTAGTACACAGACGATACCTGCTAATCTGCCTGACGGTGCTAAACCTTTTAGCGGTGCTGAATGTGTATTAATCAATCTGTCTAACTTTATACTTAAACATCTTGGTAATGAGTGGTGTGAAATTCCACCTAACGGGGAACAGTATAGTACCAAGCAGAATTACCAAATGTTGTTTACCGATAAAGATGTTTTCTTTAGAGAAAATGACGGTGACAAGTGGTTGGAGTGGCAGTCCGTATTCGGTAATTGGTGGAGCGATACTTGGCTTACCGTTAAGAACTACATTGACGAGGGCGATGAAAACCTCAGACAGATTATTGAGGAATTGAGAAATAGCCTTGGTAGTCTTGCTTTTAAGAATAGTGCGAGCGGTACATATACACCGAGAGGTACAGTTTCACAGCCTACCTTTACAGGTGCAGAGGGCAATGTAACTGTTAATGGTGTTGCGACGGGTACGGTATCTCAGCCTTTGTTTGTAGGTAATTCAAGTACTATCAGTGTCACAGGTGAAATTGAGGGTGATGTTTCTCAGCCTACTTTTACGGGTACAGAAGCTACACTTAATATTAGTGTCACTTTAGATAATGATACTGTAAATGTTGATACTGACGAAACCTCTGTTAAAACTACACTCAATGAGGGTACTTTACCGACACTCACATACGACAGTTCTAATACAGCAATAGTATTTAACGCAGGTACTTTACCTACTTATGAAAATACCAATGTTGTTACGAACATTAATGGCGCAAATGTTGATGAGGGTGTATGTACGGGTGCTATCACTTATACACCACAGGGTACTGTTTCTAAACCTGAGTTTGACGGTGAAAGCTTCTCACTTTCCACAACTTATACACCCACAGGTACGGTTACTCAGCCTACTTTCGCAGGTGATAGATTTAGTTCAACAGGTACTTTCACACCGAGCGGTACGGTATCTCAGCCTACCTTTACAGGCGAGGAAGATACTATTACAGTAGAATGAAAGATGGTGATATTATGGCAAATTATGAAGTTGATAAAATCATAAGCGGTGACGATACTTTTAATCTCCGTGATAACTCCGTTGCGGACGGATATATACCGAATGAGGGTAATGCTAAGACGGATGTCGGCTGTGCTATTATTCGTGGTGTAACCCAAGCAGGACAGGGTACAGGGTCAGTCTTAAATCTCCCTACAAGTGGTGAGACTCAAATAGTGTCAAACGGTGGGAGTGTTACAGCTGTTGCAAGTGGCACGGCAGGTGCTTCAACAGTAAACCTTGGACAGGGCGGTAATGTCGCTATTCAGGCTCAGGGTCAGACAGGTAATGTTACTATCACAGGGTCGGGTAATGTTGGACAGGTTAATATTAGCGGTACAGGTGCTGTGTCTACTTCTACCACAGGCGGAGATGTAACCGTTCAGACCACAAAGCCTAATGGTATGATTACTATTTCTGCTCCTGCAACAGGCGGTAATGTACATATTGGCAGTAACGGGCTTGCTACCCTTGTTTCTGAACACGGAGAGATACAGATTAATGCTAACGGTACAGCTACCGAGGGTGGCATAAATTTGTATGCTCCTAATAATCCTATTACCGTTACCGCAGGGGAAACAGTATTGTTATCAGGCGGTAGTACAGGTGTTGACGGTAGGGGAGTTTATGTAGGCTCTACTTCTAACCCTGATAATCAAGTTGCTATTAAGGGCGACCTTAATAACAGACCTACGCAGACGGAAGTGGCACAGGCTATTGCTAATGCTACTCAGGATATGGCTACTGAAAGTGATTTGAGTGATTATATTCCTAATGCAGGTAATACAGTAGACGGACAGTATCACTTACAGAGAACAGGTGTATATCAAGTTCGTATGAGAAGAACAGGCACTCAGTTCGTTTCAGATAGTTATAAATCTGAATATACGGGTGGTACGGTACAGCACAGTGTTTATGGCAATGTGCAGGTGTCGGGCGGTAGTACGGTGAAAGTTGAAGAGAATGTTGATGTTACGGCGGGACATAGTGTAAATGTAATAGGCGGTTCGGGACAAGGTAACATAAATATTTCAGGTGGTAAAATTGAAACAGACTATGTTACAATAGACAGTCCTAACCGCAAAATTCAGATTTATGATAGTGAGTTTTATTATGCCCAGGCACTAATTGATGATAGTGTTTTTAATATAGCTTATAAAAGCAATCCTACTCAGAATTTTAGTGTTGACTTTGAAACGGGCATATCTGGTTCTTTTAATGATGTTGATGACCTATTCCCCTCGTATAGAGGTTCTGTAACGGATTGGTTTGATATAACCAACTATGTTACTAACTCAGATATTGTTTATCCTCTCACTTCCAATATTACTGATAAAGTAGCAGATATATCTGATAACTGTCGCTTAACTGTTATCGGTGACGGCAGATATAAATTTACTACTGAAACCATACCCTCAACAGGTACTTACTTTATGGAATACCCTACGGACAGTGAAGTTATCTTTGACGGTGTGACAATTGAAGCTTACGATAATATTTTCAATCCTGTAAATATACCAAATGCAAGAACCAATGTCACATTCAAGAATTGTCTCTTTACAAGTACTCAACCGTTCAATTTGCCTGTTAGTGCTTATGGCACTATCACAGTTGAAAATTGTGTATTCGTTCAGAATGTTCAAATAATACCTCGAATGAATATGAAGTTTTCAATTAAAGATTGCGTGTTCAGAGGTACAACAGGATTATCGGTACAAGCTCCACCGACAGGGTACGAGTTCACAGGTCAGGGTATCATCACAAATAATCACTTTGTAACACAAGGTGCAGGAGTGACCGTTTCAAGTATCTTAACAGGTATTTACGAATGGAATAACTGATTTTATGAGAGGGATTAATTTCCCTCTCTTTTTCCAAATTTTGTTGGTACATTTTGAAGCATTTTGGTTGTATCAAGGTTTGAAAAAAGTGTTCTTTTATTGACCCACA